GGTGCTGGTGGTTATAGAACTGGCACATCTTTATCTGTAACTGCTGGTACAGAATATACCGTTACTGTTGGTGCTGGTGGTGCTGGTAGTGCGGCTACTCCTGCTGTTGCTGGTACTGCTGGTGGAAATTCAATATTCAGCAGCATTACATCTGCTGGTGGTGGTTACGGTGGGAAAGGAACTTCTCCTTCCTCTGTTGGTGGTGATGGAGGCTCTGGCGGTGGTGGCGGCGGTGTAGATGGGGGAAATTCAAGAGCAGGTGGTGCTGGAAATACTCCTTCCACAACTCCAAGTCAAGGAAGTAGTGGAGGAGCTGCAACTTCTTCCGCTACTAATTACGGTTCAGGTGGAGGTGGTGGGGCTAGTGCTGTAGGTTCAAATGGAACTGGCAGCAATGGTGGCAATGGTGGCAATGGTTCTGCTAGTAGCATCTCAGGCTCTAGTGTTACTTATGGCGGTGGTGGTGGTGGTGGTTGTGTTGGAACACCAACCGCAACAGGTGGTACTGGTGGTGGTGGAAATGCAGGATTAAATGGAACTGCTGGAACTGCAAATACAGGAGGTGGCGGTGGTGCTGGCGGTAATGTAAATACTTCTGCGGCTGGTGGTTCAGGTATTGTAATTATCAAAATCAACTAAGGTCTATGGAAACTAAACTATACAGAATGTACGGTATCGATGTAGCTATGTCATTGCTACGTCCTAATGCTAAATGGGAAATCTCTAACACTACATTTACTCGTTGGGATGACCCTAGACCATGCCCTAGCTGGGATGAAGTGCAATGGGTAATGGATAAGATACGTGAGTTTGAGGATAGTATTCCTACGATCTGGCTTGATGAAGATTTGAATAAGATGAAAGCTGATGCTGAAGAATTTGAGAAGGCTGTAGCGTGAATATAAATAACTTATTCCCTACTCCGGTTGCTTTCTTTAAGTTTGGTCGTGATCTGACTGAAGCTGAATTAGAGTTCATCAAAGGTCAAGAGCATTACGCTAACGAAGGTAATACGACTAGTAAGGATCGTAAGATTCTAAAGAGTAAAGAACTTACTGAGATGCGTGAGTTTATTGAAGATTCAATGACGGAATACTTCAAAGCTATTCATGCTCCTAAGTTTGATGTGAGTCTATATCTAACGCAGAGTTGGGCTAACTATACGGAAGCAGGACAGTATCACCACAAACACGCTCATCCAAATAGCGTAGTGTCTGGTGTGTTTTATCCACAAGCTAACCGTGCAGTAGATAAGATTTACTTTTATAAAGATGGCTACGAACGTATCAAGGTTCCTGCTGCTGAATACAATCCTTATAATTCTGAGTCGTGGTGGTTTGAAGTTGGTGCTGGTGACTTGATTCTATTCCCATCGCATCTAACGCACATGGTTGAGACTAAAGTAGGTGATGAAACTAGAATTAGCATAGCGTTTAATACGTTCTTAAAAGGTTACATAGGCTCAGATGAAAGTCTGACAGGTTTGCATTTAGGGGAAGAATAATGGCTCACTACGCACAGATTGATTCAAACAATATCGTCACTCAGGTTATCGTAATAGATAACAAAGACACGGCAGACGCTAATGGGGTAGAGAAAGAATACATCGGTGCTGCATTCTGTGAGCGACTATTCGGTGGCACTTGGAAGCAGACTAGCTATAACGCGACTATTCGTAAGAACTACGCTGGCATTGGCTATACCTACAATGCAGATATAGATGCGTTTGTAGCTCCTAAGCCTTATGCAAGCTGGACGTTAGACGCTAATGCTCAATGGCAAGCTCCCACAGCCATGCCTACAGATGGCGGAATGTATTCGTGGGACGAAGCCACAACATCATGGATTTTGAATGAATCCTGAGCTGCAAAAATATTACGAAGATAGATTTTCAATGATGGCCACTCAAGGGTGGCTTGATTTGGTGGAAGATATTGACGAAATGGTAAATGCGTTGAATAATCTTTCTGCTGTTGAAGACGAAAAAAGTCTACAATTCAAGAAAGGCGAACTTTCTATTTTGCTATGGCTGAAAAACTTACGACAAGTCAGCTCAGACGCTTATGAGGATTTAAATGCGCCGAATGTATGAATTTGCCTGTGAGAATGGGCATCGTATTGAGAAATTGGTCAGTTATGAGCTGACTCAAGTTCAATGCGAATGCGGAAGGTTAGCCGACCGCATAATATCTGCTCCAGCGTTTAGATTGGAGGGTTGGTCAGGAGCATTCCCGACCGCCGCAGCCCAATTTGATCGTAGGCATCGAGAAAAACTCGCTGCGGAGCAAAAAGCGAACAGATAACCAGATTCTGGCCTGTTTATGATCCTGGGAACCAAAAGATGGCAGGAAAAGGAAACCTAATATGTTGATTGACAATGAAGCTGAGTTGCCTAGTGAGTTAGAGACAGAGGAAGCCAAGCTAGATTCTACGATTGGTAATGACAAACCAGACCTTCCTGAAAGGTATCGGAATAAGTCTCTTGAAGACGTTATGAAGATGCACCAAGAAGCGGAAAAAGTCATTGGACGCCAAGCGCAAGAAGTCGGCGAAGTGCGGAAACTGGCAGATGAACTTATTAAGCAAAACCTTAGTTCTAGGCAACAACCTATTGCAGAGGCAGAGCAGGAAGTGGACTTCTATGAAGACCCACAAAAGGCCGTTCGTACTACGATTGATAGGCACCCTGACATCATTGAGGCTCGAAAAGCCGCATCGGAGTTAAGGGCGTTACAGACTCAGCAAAAGCTGACTCAAGCACATCCTGATTTTGAACAAGTCGTTCGAGATGAAGGGTTTGTGAATTGGGTTAAGTCGTCACCGATTCGTTTGGATTTATTCAAGCGAGCTGACGCAGAGTTTGATTTTGATTCGGCGCACGAATTGCTGTCCACCTATAAAGAGTTGCGTGGTATTCAGACGAAGCAAGCGAACCAACAAGCATCAACGGCTCGCCAGCAAACGATGAAATCCGTGCAGGTTGATAGCGGTGGAAGCGGTGAGAGTTCAAAAAGAGTTTACCGACGTGCTGACCTAATTCGGCTAAAAATGAATGACCCAGCCCGATATGACGCACTATCTGATGAGATTATGTCGGCGTATCAAGAGGGACGGGTCAAGTAACTTACTTTTGATCTAGGAGCATTAACATGGCAAATACAGCATTTTCCCCAACCAATAGCGTAACGGTAACTAGCGCAGGTACTTTCGTTCCAGAAATTTGGAGTGATGAGATTGTTGCTTCGTATAAGAAGAATCTTGTTCTGGCCAATCTGGTCATGAAGATGAACTTCCGTGGCAAAAAAGGCGATGTGATCCACATCCCAGCACCAACCCGCGGTTCGGCATCGTTAAAAGTAGCAACCGATGCAGTAACTCTGATTGCTGCCAGCAATACCGAAGTACAAGTGTCTATCGACAAGCACTATGAGTACAGCCGTTTGATCGAAGACATCGCCGAAGTTCAAGCGTTAAATTCTATGCGTCAGTTCTATACTGCTGATGCTGGCTATGCTTTGGCGCGTCAAGTAGATACCAACTTGGTTCAATTGGGTCGTGCATTTAACGGCGCAACAGTTGGCACCGACGACTATGCAACTAGCAACACCACCACTAAAGCCTTCATCGGCTCGAACGGTACAACTGCATACAACTCGACATCGTCTAATGCAGCCGCTCTGACTGATGCAGCTATTCGTCGCACAATCCAAAGGTTGGATGACAACGATACACCAATGGACGGTCGTTTCTTTGTTATTCCTCCATCAAGCCGTAACACATTAATGGGTCTGGCTCGCTACACCGAGCAAGCATTCGTCGGTGATGGCAATGCAATCCGCAACGGCGAAATCGGCAATCTGTACGGTATCCCTGTGTTTGTTTCGTCCAACGCTGATACTGGTGCTGGCACTTCAGGCACCGACCGTATTTGCTTGATGGGTCACAAGGATGCAATGGTTCTGGTTGAGCAAGTTGCGGTTCGCTCGCAGACTCAGTACAAACAAGAGTATTTGGGCACTCTGTTTACTGCTGACACTCTGTATGGTGTTAAAGCAATGCGTACTGCGGCAACTGTTGGTGGAGCTTTATCGTCCTCGGCATTTGCCTTGGCCGTACCTGCCTAATTAAACTCCCCGTCTTCGGGCGGGGGTTTTTAACCTAATTAGGAGAAATACTATGGCAACAGCATCGGCAGTAACTGTACGTGCAGGTAACGATCAATTTCGTGGCCTGTTTTCTGATACGTGGATGGTGACAGCAACACTTGACGCTGGCTCGCTTGTTGATGGCGCTGGCGAAACCGATGACGTAACCGTCCCAGGCGTTGCCTTGGGCGATATGGTCATCGGCGCATCGTTGGGCGTGGATTTGGTGGGTTTGACTGTTACTGGCTACGTCAGTGCAGCCAATACTGTTAAATTCCGCATTCAAAATGAGTCAGGCTCTACTGCTGACTTAGCATCGTCAACATTGCGTATCGTTGTAGCACGTTCGGTAGCGTAATAATCGGGGGCTTCGGCCCCTGATTTTTAAAGGTTCCTATGGCAATTTTTAGATGTCTTCAAAGCGGTCAAACTGTTGAATTTACGCAGCCGCATGACGTTGAAAGTATGAAAGGCCATGCGGGATATGAACGCATTGATGAGCCTGAGGCTTCAGGTGATAATGACGAACATTTGGTAATTATGCGGCCACCAGAGGCGCAAAAACGGCCTGGGAGGCCGAGAAAGATAGATAATGTCTGATATCGATTTGCGCGAATTTGGCAAACTAGAGGCTCAAGTTGAAGTGCTTCAGGTTGAAGTTAGCGCACTGCGCGAAGACGTCAAAAAGCTATTGGCTATGGCCAACAAGTCTAAAGGCGGTTTTTGGGTCGGTATGGCTATTGCGTCGACCATAAGTGGCGCTGCAGCGTTTTTTCTAGATCGCATACTTTTTAGATGAAAACTGGTCTTTTAACTGGCAAAAGTTGCCCGATTGCAACGCAAGACATCTCGGTTAATCTTAAAAACCGTAATCATGCGTTTAAAGAATACGGTTATGGCCCACCTAACCCAGATGAAACTAATACAGTTTTTTGGGTAAGAAAAGCCACGATGTACAACGCGCCGACCAATACCGTCAAAGGTATGAGATGCGGAAATTGTGCGGCGTTTATTCAGACGCCAAAGATGATGGAGTGCATTGTTGGCGGGTTGGAGAAGGACGAAAACGAAGATGAATTGTCGTATGACGAAGAATTTGTAGCAGCGGCTGATCTAGGCTATTGCGACTTGTTTCAGTTTACTTGTGCGGCGGCTCGCACTTGTGATGCTTGGAAGGGCGGCGGCCCTATAACTAAGGATTAAAAGATATGTCAACATTTCAGTTAGACCCTAATCAAGTGGCTTTGGGTGTAGGTTCTATGGGTACTACCCAAGCGGCTACAGTAACAACTAGCAGCGTACAAATGACTGCATTTGGCGCAAACACTACACTGATTCGCATTGCTTGTGCCAATGGTCACTGTCATTTTGCGATTGGAGCTAATCCAACTGCTTCAATTACAACAAGCCCATTAATCGGCAATAATCAATCAGAAATTATTGCTGTAACGCCAGGGCAAAAGATTGCTTTTATTAAAGATGCCGCAGTGACCACTTCTACAGTAACCGTTACGGAGTTAATATGAAAAAAGCAACTGGAGCTAAAAAGGTTGGCAAGGTCATGGGCGAATATAAAGCCGGTACGTTACATTCTGGCAAAGGTGGCCCTGTAGTGACAAATCGCAAGCAAGCGGTCGCTATTGCCATGAGCGAGGCCAAAATGCCTATGAGAGGCCAACGCACTGCTAAGAACAAGGCTAAGAAATGAAGACCGGACTCTATGCCAATGTCAACGCCAAGCAAGCCAGAATTAAAGCTGGATCGGGCGAGAAGATGCGCAAAGTAGGTAGTAAAGGTGCGCCAACTAAGGCTGATTTTGTACAGTCGGCTAAGACAGCGAAAAAGCCTAAAAAATGATTAAGCGCGGTAAAGAGGAGTTCTCAGGTTACAACAAGCCTAAAGCGACTCCAAGCCACCCTACCAAATCCCATGTGGTGCTGGCTAAGGCTGGGGATGAGGTCAAGCTAATTCGTTTTGGCCAGCAAGGCGCTACTGGCAGTCCAGACGGCACGAAACGAAATGAAGCGTTCAAAGCGCGGCATGCCAAGAATATTGCCAAGGGCGCTATGAGTGCAGCGTATTGGGCAAACAAGGTTAAATGGTAACCAAAAATAAAGTAATTTCTTTATAATAGGGGCGATGGCTTCTTCCCATTGGGGATAGGCAAAAGCTGGCTCTGTTAAGTTTTGCGGGGAAGCGAATGACCTATCTTGAAATTGTAAATTCTATTCTGGTGCGATTGCGTGAGCCGACAGTCTCTACTGTCGCTCTGAGTTCGTACTCTAGTCTTATTGGCAAGTTTGTTAATGACGCCAAGCGCCAAGTCGAAGATGCTTACGATTGGAATGCTCTCGGCCAAGAAAAAACAGTCACCACCGTTGCTAACACGTATGTTTATTCATTGACCGGTGCGGGGCAAAAATTCCGTGTATCAAGCGACCCGCTAAATACCACTAGCAATGTTGTCATGCGAAATATTAGCGTGGCCGATATGCGTCAAAAACAGAATTTCACACCGATTGTCACTAACATACCCGTCGAGTATTGCTTTGAAGGCGTTGATGCTAGTGGTGATGCTGAAATTCAATTGTATGGCCGCCCTGATGGCGTCTATAGCATCAAGTTTTTCCTGACCATCCCACAAGCCACGTTGTCTTCTGATGGCACATCGGTATTGGTGCCTGACGTATTGGTTGAGCAAAATGCCTATGCCAGAGCGTTGGTTGAGCGTGGCGAGGATGGTGGCCTAACTTCATCGGAAGCATACAATTTGTATCGCTCCATGCTGGCTGATTACATTTCTTTGGAAGCGACGCGCTTCCCTGAGACGCAGGAGTTTGTTCCGGTATGAGCCAAGCATTAGAACGATTTAGCATTAGCGCACCAGGCTTCTATGGCCTGAATACACAAGACTCGCCACTTGATTTGGCGGCTGGTTTTGCGCTGACTGCGACTAACTGTATTTTGGACAAGTACGGTCGGATGGGCGCTCGCAAAGGTTGGACAAAAGTTAATACCAGTTCAGGCAATTTAGGCGCTAATGATATAGGCGTCATCCATGAATTAGTACGTACCGATGGTTCTGTTACTACGTTATTTGCTGGAAACAATAAGTTATTCAAATTAAGTGGCACAACAGTTACTGAATTGACCTATGGCGGTGGCGGCACAGCGCCCACTATTACGGCTAGTAATTGGCATTGCGCATCGCTTAATGGAATAACCTATTTTTTTCAATTGGGATACGACCCGTTAATCTATGACCCAGCGGTAAGCACAACAACGTACCGTAGGGTAAGCGAGAAAACTGGCTACGCTGGCACCGTTCCACAAGGCAATATCTGCATATCGGCGTATGGCCGTTTGTGGATTGCTGGCAGCGCAACGGACAAAACAACGCTGACATTCTCTGATTTGATTGCTGGCCATATTTATACCGGCGGCACATCTGGCACATTAAATGTTAATAACGTATGGGCTAACGGTGCTGACGAAATAACTGGTTTAGCAGCGCATAACGGATTCTTGTTTATCTTTGGTAAGCGCCAGATTTTGGTGTACCAAGGAGCAACAACACCAAGCACGATGTCGCTGTATGACACGGTGGTTGGTATTGGTTGCCAATGGCGCGATTCGATTCAAAGTACCAATACCGATGTTGTGTTTTTATCCAACTCGGGTGTGCGCTCAGTTCTTAGAACTATCCAAGAGAAGTCAGCGCCATTTCGTGACATGAGCAAGAATGTTCGCAATGACTTAATGCAATTGGTGACTGGTGAAACGGCGGCGAATATTAAAGCCGTCTATTCGGAAGTTGATGCGTTTTATTTATTGACGTTTCCAACGGCTGGCCAAGTTTATGTGTTTGAT